ACCTAACATCACATCAGTTGGCACACTAACTGCATTGACTGTAACTGGTAACGTAAGTGCAGGTAACGTGAGTGCTACAACATTCACTGGTGCATTAACAGGTAACGCAACTGGTTCAGCAGCCACTGTTACAACAGCAGCACAACCCAACATCACATCAGTTGGTACACTAACATCACTCGGTGTTACTGGTAACATAAGTGCAGGTAATGTAAGTGCAACTACCTTCACTGGTGCATTAACCGGTGCTGCAACTACAGCAGGCACAGTTACAACTAATGCTCAACCCAATATTACTTCAACTGGTACGCTAACCTCGTTGACAGTAACAGGAAATGTTGCAGCCGGCAACTTAACAACAACAGGTATACTAAGCGTAACTGGTACTGGCGTAAGCAGTATTGCTGGTAATCTAGACATGACTAGCAACAATATTATCAACCTTGCATCTCCGGTTAACTCAACTGATGCTGCTACTAAGCAGTATGTTGATGATGTTGCCCAAGGTTTGAATGTTCATCCTTCTTGTAACGCAGCTACAACTACTACCCTTGCAACTATTTCAAGTGGAACAGTTACATATAATAATGGTACAGCTGGTGTTGGTGCAACCTTAACTACAACAGGAACATACACCACTATTGATGGTGTTACGTTGTCTGATGGTATGCGTATTCTTGTCAAGAACGAAGTAACTCAAGCAAATAACGGTATCTATGTAAGAACAAGTGCTACTGTGTTGACTCGTGCTACTGACTTTGATACTGCTGTTGAAATTGCAGGGGGCGACTTCACTTTCATCACAGCCGGTACAGTATATAATTCAACTGGTTGGGTGCAAATTGACGAAGTTACTACTGTCGGCACAGATCCAATAGTTTGGGAGCAGTTCTCAGGTGCTGGTACATATCAAGCAGGAACTGGATTAACACTAACTGGTTCAACATTTAGTGTAAATGCTAGCCAAACACAAGTTACTAGCGTAGGCACGTTAACTGGGCTTGGGGTCAACGGAACAGTTACCGCAGCAAATATTACGGCAAATACAGGTGTATTTACTGGTAATGGTAGTGGTCTAAGTGCAATCGCAGGCGCAAACGTATCGGGTGCAGTATCATTTGCAACTACAGCTAATGCGGTAGCAGGTGCTAATGTCAGCGGTACAGTATCAAGTGCAACAACAGCCGGCACTGTAACAACTGCTGCTCAACCTAATATCACAAGTGTTGGTACATTGTCAGCATTATCAGTAACAGCAACTATTACTGGTAACGTAAGTGGCTCGGCGGCAACGATAACAACTGCGGCTCAGCCAAACATCACTAGTGTTGGTACGCTCACATCATTGGGTGTAAGTGGCAACATTACTGCTGCAAACATCACTGCAAATACAGGCATCTTTACAGGTAATGGTTCAGGTCTAAGTGCAATCGCCGGTGCTAACGTTACTGGTACTGTAGCTAACGCAACATTCGCAACAAGCGCAGGGTCTGCTACAACAGCAGGTACAGTAACAACTGCGGCACAACCCAATATTACATCAACTGGCACATTAACTGCATTGACGGTAACTGGCAATATTAGTGCAGGTAATGTAAGTGCCACTACCTTCACTGGTGCACTAACTGGTGCTGCAACAAGTGCAACTACTGCTGGTACAGTAACAACCGCAGCACAAGGTAACATCACTTCGCTAGGCACATTAACTGGTCTTGGTGTTAACGGGACAATCACTGGTGTTAACATCACTGCTAACTCCGGTGTATTTACTGGTAATGGTTCGGCACTTACTGCATTAAATGCAAGCAATGTCTCAAGTGGTACACTAGCGCAGGCTCGTTTAGCAAACGCAAGTGTAACATTGGGTAGTACTGCACTTACATTGGGAAGTACTGTTACTACAGTAGCAGGTTTAACTAGCGTAACTTCAACTACTTTTGTTGGTGCATTGACAGGCGCAGCAACAACAGCAGGTACAGTAACAACAGCAGCGCAGGGTAACATCACTTCAGTTGGTACGTTAACTGGCTTGACACTAGCAAACGCAGCAGTTATTTCAGTAGGCTCTAATACGAACGTGGGTACATTCACGGGTAATTTCTCTCTTAGTGCAGGCTCAAGACTCAATGCTACTTACGCTGATATTGCAGAAAAGTATGTAGCAGATGCTACGTATGAACCGGGTACAGTTCTATTGTTTGGTGGCGAACACGAAGTCACGCTATCTACTGCATTTGATTCAACTAAAGTTGCAGGTGTTGTTACAACTAACCCAGCATACTCAATGAACTCAGCATTAGAAGCAGAATATGTTGCAGAAATCGCTCTCCAAGGACGTGTCCCGGTCAAAGTTACCGGAACTATTGCTAAGGGCGACTTGCTCGTTTCAGCGAGTAATGGACATGCAGTTGCCAACAATGAAGCACGAGCCGGAACAATCATCGGTAAATCACTAGAAAACTTCACAGGTGAATCGGGTGTTATCGAAGTAGCAGTCGGAAGATTCTAATACAAAATCACGCTGTACTTTTCTAACGTTAAATACAGCGTGATTAATGTATTCTTATTAGACTATTGTACTCGGCTCCGTGAGTGGCACAAACTTAAAGAAACTCTAATTGAGCAAGACCTATCTACTATCTGCATAGCAGTTGATAGGTTTTGGCAACGGGCACCTATCAGCGCACATTATCTACACCCAGCGGATGTGGTAGATTGGCCCACTCCCTGGGAACTCATCAATGATAACGAATATTGCATATACGGTCGTGGATTAGGAATAATCTACACCCTCATGCTATTGGGTATCAATAACATTGACTTTGTTGAAGCAATCGATTATAATAAAGAAAATGTAGTATTAGTCTTAGTGGACAACGCAAAGTATGTGATGAATTACTGGCCCGATTCGGTGTTAAATATATCTCTCGCAGACTTCACTGTGACAAAAAATATCAATATCAGTTCATTAAAACAGAAAATAGGCAACGAATGATTAATGTAAAAAAACGATCGGGCAACTCAGAACCACTAGCCCTGGAAAAGTGGCAACAACAGATTACAAAGGTGTGCAACGGCACGGCCGATGTAAGTCAATCTATGATAGAAATTAAGGCACATCCTCAATTCTATGATGGTATCACTACCAGAGAGATTGATGAAATCACACTTAGAGCTATCGTAGACTTGATTGATGTTGAAAGTAATCCTGACGTTGGGCACGTTAATTATCAATACGTTGCTGGCAGACAAAGACTTTCCATGCTTCGCAAAGATGTTTATGGAGACTACCAAGTACCACACTTGTATGAAATCGTTAAGACTAATGTAGCAACAGGCCTATATACTAATGAACTTTTAGAATGGTATTCCGAAGACGATTGGAATAAGATGAATGACTTCATCGACCATGAAAGGGATGAGGAATACTCATACGCAGCAATTGAACAGATGATTGAAAAATATCTTGTTCGTAACAGAGCAACTAAAGAAATCTATGAAACTCCACAAGTTCGCTATTTGATTGCGGCCGCAACAATATTTCACAGTGAAGAAGCTAGCAAGCGCCTCAAGTTTGTTAAAGAATACTACAATGCAGCTAGTGACGGTCTGTTCACTTTGGCTACTCCTGTTCTCGCTGGTCTTGGTACGCCAACTAAGCAGTTTAGTTCGTGCGTCCTTATTCGCAGCGACGATGATTTGGATTCGATTTTCGCTTCCGGAGAAATGATGGCTAAGTATGCTAGCAAACGAGCTGGTATTGGCTTAGAAATCGGCAGACTTCGCTCCCTCGGTTCGCCTATTCGAGGGGGCGAAATCATGCATACTGGCATGATTCCGTTTCTAAAGAAGTGGTTTGGTGACTTGCGTTCTTGCTCACAAGGCGGAATTCGTAATGCATCGGCTACAGTGTTCTATCCTATCTGGCATTATCAGTTTGATGACTTGATCGTTCTCAAGAACAATCAGGGCACCGAAGAAACTCGTGTTCGTCACATGGACTATGGTGTTGTTCTCAGTGCATTCTTTTGGAAGCGTTTCAAGAACAAGCAGGATATCACTTTCTTCGATCCAAACGAAGTGCCTGATCTTTATGAAGCATTCTATCAAAACACTGCAAGGTTTGAAGAACTTTATGTGAAGTATGAAAAGCGTAAAGATTTACGTAAGAAGGTAATGAATGCTGAGGAAGTCTTCAAGGGAGGCATTCTCAAAGAACGCACTGACACGGGTAGAATCTATCTAGTGTTCATTGACAACGTTATGAATCAAGGTCCGTTCGACCCTGAGTATCATACAATCTATCAATCAAACCTCTGTGTCGAGATCCTTCTTCCCACAAAGTCATTCAAGCGCCTAGATGATCCTGCTGGTCGTATCGCACTCTGTACCCTCGGGAGTATGAATTGGGGTGCGTTTAGAAACCCAGAAGATATGCGTAGAGCATGTCGTATTCTATTGCGTAGTTTGAACAACATTCTTGATTATCAGGACTTCTTGTCGATTCAGTCTAAACTATCAAACGATGAGATTAGACCAATTGGTATTGGTGTTACTAATCTTGCATACTGGCATGCTAAACGCGGATACAAGTATGGAGAATCAGAAGCACTACAAGATGTAAAGAGTTGGGCAGAACATCAAACATATTATTTGATGGAAGCTAATGTTGAACTCGCTAAAGAGCGTGGCAAGTGCTTAGACAGTGACAAGACTCGTTACGGTAACGGAATCTTCTCTTGGGAGCTTCGCTCAAATGGAGCTAACGAACTAGCTGACTTTACTCCTGAACTTGAATGGGACACGCTTCGTGCGGACATGGTAGAATACGGGGTGCGTAATGCTACAGTAGGTGCAATTGCTCCAGTAGAATCAAGTTCAGTAGTTATCAATTCTACTAACGGAATTGCAATGCCCATGAGCTTGATTAGCGTTAAGGAATCAAAAGCAGGATCGTTCATTCAGGTTGTTCCCGAATATCAGAAGTTGAAGAACAAGTATCAGCTTATGTGGGACCAAACAGATTGCGTAGGTTATCTCAAGACCTCTGCTGTTCTTGCTGCTTATATGGATCAGTCAATCAGTACTGATACATTCTATAACCCTGCTCACTTCCCTGATCGTAAAGTTCCAACTACTCTTATCGCAAAAAACTTGATGCTTGCTCATAAGTGGGGAATTAAGACTCTCTATTACAGCTTGATTAACAAGAAGGGTTCTAAAGAAGAGGAAGATGAAGCACCACTAGAAGTTATAGATTTCTTTGAAGATGACGGTGATTGTGAGGCATGTAAATTATGAGTAAAGAACAGTATAATCTAACTACAAAAACAGACTATCTTAATCGTAAGATGTTTCTTGACCCAGCAGGTCCTGTAACTATTCAGCGGTTTGAAGAAGTAAAGTATCAGAAGCTACAGAAGATTGAGCAATCAGCCCGCGGATTCTTTTGGGTTCCGGAAGAAATCTCACTGACTAAAGATGCCAATGATATGAAGGATGCTAGTGAAGCAGTTGCTCACATCTTTACTAGCAATGTTCTTCGACAAACTGCACTTGACTCGTTGCAGGGTAGAGCGCCGGCACAGGTCTTTACTCCAGTCTGTTCTATCCCTGAACTTGAAGCTATTATGAGCAATTGGAGCTTCTTTGAAACAAACATTCACTCTCGCTCATACAGCCACATCATTCGAAACATCTACAATGTTCCTAAAGAGGTGTTCAACACAATTCATGACACCGCCGAAATCGTTAACATGGCCTCAAGCGTTGGTGAGTATTATGATGCACTTCACCTCATCAACTGTCAAAAAGAACTAGGAATGAAAGTAGATGAACAGCGACATATTGAAGCAATTTGGCTAGCTCTACATGCTTCTTACGCACTTGAAGCATTCCGCTTTATGGTATCGTTCGCTACAAGTCTCGCAATGGTTGAGAATAAGATGTTTATGGGTAACGGTAACATCATCAGCTTGATTCTACAAGACGAACTCTTGCACAAAGAGTGGACTGCTTGGATGATCAATCAAGTTATCAAAGAAGACCCTCGCTTTGCTAAGGCTAAGATTGATTGTGAACACGAGGTTCGTAAGATTTACGAAGATGTAATTCGTGAAGAAAAAGAGTGGGCTGCGTATCTCTTTAAGAAAGGGCCAGTAATCGGTCTTAACGAACGCATTATGATTGACTTTGTTGACTATAACGCCGTAGACGCTCTTAAACAGATCGGCATTAAATACTGGAATCCAGCACCAAAAACTACTCCTATCCCTTGGTTTAATAAACATGCCGATACGAGTAAGAAACAGACTGCACTACAGGAGAGCGAGTCAACAAGTTATGTAATCGGTGTCATGTCTGACACATTAGATTACAACGAATTACCAAGTTTATAAGGAGAAAAATTATGAGAGCTATTGTATGGTCAAAGGATCACTGCCCCTACTGTGTGCAGGCTAAGACACTTCTAGAACAGAAGGGTATTGAATTTGAAGAAAAGAAGATTGGTGAAGGGTACTCTAAGGAAGACTTGCTTGAAGCAGTCCCTAATGCACGTACCGTACCTCAAATTTTCCTCGACGGAGAACTCGTCGGTGGATTTACAGAACTTCGTGCTAAGTTTTTAGCAGAAGCAGCATAAAGGAAATATCGTGGAATTAACATCAGGTGAAGTCTACACGTTCAAGATGAACAGTGCAGAAGAACTTATCGCTAAGGTAGTTAGCGCAACAGAAACAGAAATACTACTTAAAGAACCAGTGTCGGTTGCTCCAGGACCTCAAGGTCTTGGTCTTGTACCTAGCTTATTTACAGTTGGAGCTAAGTCAGAGGTGCGGTTGAATATCAACAACATTGCTCTATATGCTCTAACCGACGATTCTGTGAAAGCTAAATACATAGAAGCAACTTCTGGACTCATTGTTCCAGACAAATCAATTATCATGGGATAACGAATGCCTAAAATCAGTAGAAAAGGTGATGAGAACGCAGACGGGGGCAAGATTGTCCGTGGTGCAGGCACTGTGTTTGCTAATGGCATCGCAGTCGGATTGCACGTAAGCGACATCACAAAGCATCCCGGCGGCGGCCCGCACAACGCAGCAAAGACAACAGAAGGTAGCCCGACTGTGTTTGCAGAAGGTGTTGCTGTTCTTCGTGTTGGTTCAGCAACTAGCTGCGGTAATGCTATCAAGGAAAATAGCGGCAACGTTTTCGTACCATAATATGGCAGATTCAGGCAGACAAACCCCCCTTGCAGTTAATGTTCTAGGCTCAGTGTTGCAAAACACCGGGCTTAGAATCAACTCGGTCGCGGGCGGCTATATGGGTGCAAGTAAAACTAATACCACCTACACATTCGGATCACTTGTTAGCACTACTGCATTGCGTATGCTCACTTGGGCAATCAACGATGGCTACACTAGAGGCGTTCCGGGAGGGGGAACTACTCTATCTGTAGCAACATATAATAATCTTATTTCAATTGGTGCGAATACGGTTCCTGCATTAGGGAATTCTATCCCTCCTACTTATATCGCAGTTGACCCAGCTGGAGTATGGGCAAGACCGACTCTTGCTTCTATCGTACCATGTACTTCTGAGAAATATGGCATTCAACAAGGTATTGCGGGGTCACTTCCGGGCCCCGCAACTTCTGGATATGGCATCACCGGTGCAACTGGTCAAGGACAAGAAGCAACGTGGTATCCCTATACAGGTGATAGTACAGTTAATCCAAATACTAGCATTACTCAATGGGGATGGATTCGCAATCACGCACTACAAGCATGGAACGAATTCAATTGGAACGGGGATTCTCCATCACAAGTTGATCCGGAATACAAAGAGTTTCTATCATCGTTTATGACGTTGAATGGATTTACATCAGATGCTAATCAAACTATTCAGGTAATCGATAACGCAAACACATTTGCCGATGGCGTTTATAGTAACATGAACGATTTGATCAGTGCTGATATCTCAGGTATTAGTTTGTCAACTACGTTGTTCGGTACTGATTTGGAGAATCTCGGTAAAGTTATTGATCTAAAACGCATTGAAACATTTGGCATGCCGTCTAATCTATTGATGAGCATCGGCAAGGCAGGTGCAATCACCCAAGATTTAGGTCTAGCACTAATTGCAGCCGGCCTAACTAAGGAAGAGATTGCTTCTATTAGTAATGGTGTGATTCCAAATTGGTCAAAACAACTTGAACTTAGCATTTTCGGTGCATTCTTAATTATCACTGGGGAAAATCTAACTCAAGTTCTTGCTCCGCTACAGTGTCTCACGCAAGGATTAACTACTCTTGCTGATCTATTAAATCTACGAATGATGTTCCCGTTAAGCTATTCTTCGCTGACAGTTCCGGTGTATAACGGACAACTAGGTTTGCCGACAAACAGCAAGACTTACTACTTGATTTACGAGAACGGTGGACTTAATCAATCATTGAATGATCCTATAATTCAAGACTATGTAGGTACAATTATTCCTAAAGGATTGCCACCTACTTACTCCAATGCTCTATCCCCTGAAAACTTCATCGAATTACCAAAGGGCTTTGGTTCATATCTAGATGGTGTTGTGCCTACTGATTGGGCTACTGCATCTGGAGCATTCTCCTATTCAGTTAGACAAATTAGAAACATTGAGAATTTAAACTTTGAAGTGCTAGCTAAGGTAGCTAAGGGCATTGAGAGTATAACTGATCTTCCACTAGTTAACGGTACAAGCAAACCAACCGATCAAACAGCTATTAATGACAGCCAACGCATTTGTTCTTTAGGGAGCGGACAAGCAGGCTTATATACTATGTCTGATTTTTTCGGAAGTATGTCTGGATTGCCCTATCCTTGGAAGCTGATAGAGCAACGCATAAATCAGGTACAAACTACTACCTTGAGCGACATTTATAAAGAATTGTTCTTAGCAGTAACATGGGACCCGGCTACAGTTAGTGTACAGTATACCTCTTATGTAGTTGAATCTCCTCCAACTGTATTTACTACGTATTATAATGTTACGGGTATTACGGTTACTCAAGACGGCGGCGGCTATGGTCGCGGAGGAGCAGTCGCCCCAACTATTACAATCAATGGTGGCTCAGGCGCAACTGCAACTTGTACCGTAGGGACGGATGATAGCGGCGCAGCCTCAAATGGAGGCGGCACATTTGGTAGAGTAACTTCGGCAACATTAACTAGTTCAGGCACAGATACTACTACTATTCCTACTGTTACTATTGAAGCTCCCCCTACTTCAAATGGTGGTGGCACCAACACTGCATCAGGTACAACTGGTTGGGCTAGCCCGATGAACGCAGTAGTTCAAAACTATATTGATCAAGCTAACGCTGAGATTTTAGCGATCTTCAGCAGCAATCCAAACCAAATTAGGTATCTTAATGAATATTGGAATATCTTAGGCAAACAGCTAGCAAGAGAACAGCGAGCTAGATACACTGCATATGCTCCTGTAACAGTCCCTAAAGACTACTTTGCAAATCAATATCCTAATACTTCTTATACATTCTTAGATGCGTTGGCGTCACTGTCCAAAGACACTAGACCGCATATGGCCGCGCAGACAATTGAAGCAATCAGTAATACCGATAATCTCGGTGGACAGAGTATGGTTGCTAAGATGAGAGAAGAACGCAATCAAGCTAGACTAGCGCAGTTAGGCGTTGAACTAGATAACAACATTCCTAGCGCACAGGACCCTGTAGTGACTAAGACTCTATTGGCCAACGGTACTGTTCCGGGTGCAATAGAAGGAGATGGTATTGCAAGTCCAAATGGATACGAATACACTCTTCCCGCATGGCCTGATGATGTCCAACCAGAAGGATACTATGATCCGTATGGCCCGGGCTTCCAGCAAACTGAGGCAACTAATGAAGGGGATATTACCCCTATCATAGACGGCGACCCTAATCCAGTAGTTAATTCATTTGTCCCTGCAGGCCCGGTAATTGAACCATTGACTAGCCCAGTTGTTATTATTGCTCCTCCTCCGGAATTCAATCCTTCAAATCTACCACCAAATCTCGATCCGATCTATATTAACAGCACAATGATGCCATCAACACTTAGCGTCCCGGATGCTATTAACAAGGTCATCGAATGCAACTGTGATTGCTGGGTACATTAATAACCCAATACATTTGCAACTCTCCCACTAAAATGTTATATTAATTCAATAAAGGAACCTATATGTCTTACCTATTTACTAGTGAATCCGTGTCTGAAGGACACCCAGATAAAATTGCAGACGCTATCAGCGATGGCATTCTTGATATGTTCATGTCAAATTTAGATTCAACAAGTAGGTGTGCTTGTGAAACATTAGTTACTACTAATAAAGTAATTGTTGCAGGTGAGTATAAGGGTGAGTTAGACCCTCTTGATTTAGATTATATGGTTCGTAAAGTAATTAAGAATGTTGGTTACGAGCAAGAAGGTTTTCATTGGCAAACTGCAAATATTGTGAACTTAATGCATGGACAAAGCCCAGACATCGCACTGGGTACTGATACTTTTGGTGCAGGCGATCAAGGACTTATGTTTGGTTATGCTGTAAACGAAACGGAAAATCACATGCCAGCAGCTATCTATTATAGTCATAAAATTGTGGAGACATTAGCCCATGTACGAAAAAATCAAAATCAAGTTTGGATGGGTCCTGACAGCAAGAGTCAGGTTACCGTCGAGTATAATGATGACGGCACAATAAACAGAATTGATAAAATTGTTTGCTCATCGCAACATCATCCTGATGTTGATATTAAAGAAGTTCGTAGTGGCATTGAACAGATTATTCGTTCTGTTGTTCCAACTGACCTAATTGATAATGATACTAAGTTCTTAATTAATCCAACTGGTAGATTCGTGATTGGCGGCCCGGATGGTGATACCGGACTAACTGGCCGCAAGATTATTGTAGACACATATGGCGGCGCCGCACCCCACGGTGGTGGAGCGTTCAGTGGTAAAGACCCAACTAAAGTGGATCGTAGTGCTGCGTATATGGCTCGTTATCTTGCAAAGAATATTGTAGCTAGTGGCAAAGCTACCTGGGCGCAGATTCAGATTAGTTATGCAATTGGCGTTGAGGAACCAACGAGTTTCTATGTTGACAGCGATGGTGAAAGCAAGGACCTAGAAAAATATATTCTTGAGAACGTAGACCTTACTCCTAAGGGAATCATCACTCGTTTTGATATGTTTAGACCAATCTACTCTGCTACTACAAACTACGGTCACTTTGGCAAGGAATATCTCCCGTGGGAAAAAATTGATCTTTTTTAAAATAAACGGTTGACAACGGCTCCTTGTTTTGCTATAGTGAGATTATAGACAGAACGAGGAGCTTTTTTATGTTTCAAGTTGGTGATATTGTTGAGGGCACTACGTACACGAACGACGGTCCTGTACAGGTAATCGGAGCCTTCCAGTTTCGTACAGACGACCCCGAAGAATACATTCAGGATGTCGTAATCCGCACTGCTGACGGCAAGACCGTCTATATCGATGAGCAGGAAGCTCGCCTCTATCGCCCTCGCTAAGGAGATTGTCTATGTGGACTCTTGCAAAAGTTCGTGACGGTTTTGCCGACCTCGGAAATGAAAAGTTTCATACCTTTGCTATCAAGTGTGATGGTGAAGTTGTAGGGCAGCTTAAGTGGCAGTATCGCCCTAAGAATGCAGGCGGCTACGCCTGGCAGGGTAAACTGTTCAACAGCAAAAATCATCCTGGCGCTATTGTTTGCTTTTACGATAAGCGCAAAGATAACGTTTTAAATTGGTTTAAGGAGTATAAGTAATGAATACTTTTTGGTTAGTCGTTTTCCTTTTTTCAAGTGAGGGTGAATTCCTTGAAAAGAGTAGCTATGAAGCTGCAAGTAAGGAACAGTGTATTGAAATGGCGGGGGATGAAGCCCGCAAGATTGTAAACACTCAAACGCAAGCGCAATTCTATTGTGTAAGCGATGATCACTATATGGGTCGCAGTGTTGATGAAAACGTTCCTTTGGATTAAACATGGTATAAATATAAGTTGAGACTTTAGGAGTAGTAGATATGCGTTACGAACTTCGTCGTTGGACAGACGACACCAAAACTGACTATGTAGTACGTCAAAAGTCAGATGACTATGACTCTATTAATAAGCAGTTTAATCGTGCGTTTTTTGCATCTACTGCGCCAAATTTATTATACATTGTTGATGTTGAAGCAGAAAAAACTACACAATAAATAAAATAGCCTCTCACTTCTGAGAGGTTATTTTTTGGTTGACATGTGCCCAAAAATAATGTAGTGTTAATTATAAGCTGAGAAAACGGAGACATACTATGCAAGTTAAAGTTATCTATTTTGACCCTGCAACATCTGCAATGGACACTGTTGCTCTCGTGAATGTTCCTAAACACCAGCTAGGCTTCAATAGCAATGAGCAGGATGCATGTGAATATGCATTTGCTCGTACACAGAACATTTTTGGTTCGTGGAGCAAGGGTGCCCAGTTTGAAGATGGTTCTAACAACGAAGATTTCAGCGAAAATGTTGAAGTAATTCAGCCTCTTTCTACCTTCGATGGTAAAGAATACGGTCACCGTTCTTCAATGGTAGGTGATCTGTTTGTCGTTAACGGAAACATCTATATCTGCAAGGGTATAGGTTTTCAAATTTATGAAAAGGAGTTTGCATAAAATGAATCGTATTGAAGAAGCCGCCTACTTTATACTAGCAACCGGCTGGGGCCGTGTCGTACTTTTTGTTGCTCTTGCAACAACCGCCTACATTCTAGGTCATTAGGCTTTAAACAAGCCCTTTTCCCTCTTCATAAATAGACTATAGGAGTCTATTATGAAGAAAGGACAACTGCTGTAATGAATCTGAATAATATGGGAACTGGAAGACAAGTGCTACGCAATGTGCTTGCCCAAACCCAAACCAAACAATGGTCTAAGACGCAAAAGGTTCTTTCGCAAACATCAACTAAAAATTCTAAAGTGAATACAGACGGACGACCTAATCAGGGTGCCCAAAACAATTGCACTGACTCCGAATAACTGATATAACTAGTATCTAAACATTAAGGAGGCCTATGTATGGCTAAGATGATTATCGCTTTTATCTCACTTTTCATCATTTTCTTTTTCGGTATCGATATTTTTAGGAAATTGACCGGAAAAGCAAAAATTGACTTGACAAAGTGGTTAGGGTATAGTATAACTTGTACTCTACTGACAACACTGTTCGTAGCTATTATCATTCTACTATTTTAAGGATATAAGTTAAAATGAATCGTATTACTAAGATTGCCGTTCTCGCCGGTTTGATGGCCACGACTGCTGCTTGTACTCGTATTGAAACTGGTGAAGTCGGCGTTCGGCGCGGCTTTGATAAGCAGATTGACACTACTGAACTTCAACCTGGTTCAGTTAACCAAACATTGTTTGGTGATGTTCTTACTTTCCCGACTAAGGACGTTCAGGTCGATGTTGCTGACTTGACTCCTCTTGCTAGCGACAACTCAACTGTTGCTGACTTTGATATGGCAGTGATTTATTCAATCAATCCAACTTCTGTTGCAGAACTCTACATCGAAAAGAATCGTGGATTTCACGCTGACACAGAAGAAGGCGACACACTGTTGATGTATAACTATGTACGTCAGCTTGGTCGTAACGCAGCTTATAAGGTCGCCCGGCGTTACGAGTCGCTTAAAATGGCAGACAATCGTGCCGAAATTGAACAGCTTGTCCGTCAGGAGATCGTCGCACAACTTGCCTCTGAGAAACTTGATAATTCAATCACAATCTCACAGGTTCTTGTTCGTCAGGTAAAGCCTGCTGCAAACATCGTACAGTCAGCTAACCTTTTGGTTGAGGCACAAAATGCTGAAAAGCAGAAGCAGGTAGAAGTTCGTACTGCAAAGCTTGAAGCGGAGCGTATTGCTGCTCTTAACGCTAACGCAGGTGCTACAAAGTATATGGAAGCAACTGCTCTTGTGACTATTGCCGAAGCTGTCAAGGCTGGTAATGTCAACACGATTATCGTCCCTTACGACTTTAAGGGCATCGTTAACGTAAAGTAAGTATAATTGGGTAGGGGTATAGTGCTCCTACCCAATATTTTTTTAGGAGAAACTAATGATTGAACAACTACCAACAGTTGTTCCTGCTGTAACTTTTAAGACTCGTGTCCGCGATGATTCCATCGAAGGCCCGAATCCGTATCGTTGGCAGGATACAACTTCGTATGATTACTTTGCTGGTAAGCGAGTAATCCTATTTTCGCTTCCGGGCGCTTTTACCCCAACTTGCTCGACTTATCAGCTTCCGGGCTTTGAGCAGAACTTTGACCAATTCAAGGCTTTGGGGATTGATGAAATTTACTGCATGTCAGTTAACGATTCGTTTGTTATGAACAAGTGGTCAGACGATCAGAACTTGCAGAATGTTAAGGTTATTCCAGACGGCTCCGGCGCATTCACTTCACAGATGAATATGCTTGTTCAGAAAGATAATCTTGGATTCGGCGTTCGCTCATGGCGCTATGCCGTGATTGTTGACAACGGACAGGTTGAAAAGTGGTTTATTGAACCGGGTATTGAGCATAATTGCGAATCTGACCCATATGGTGAAACATCGCCTGACACAGTTCTTGCATACTTGCAAGGTCAAAACTAAGAGAAGCGGGGCAAGTCCCCGCTTCTTGCTATCTATCCCAATCCGATAAATACTACAAACAGGATAGGGAATGTCAGTACTAATACTATCAAAAAAGAACGAGGACGAATACGAAAATCGTCGTCTCGTAGAAAGTCTTCGTGACTTAAGTATTCCTGCAACCATTTATCATCCCGATAAGTTTGATGTTATCGTTGGTAAGAATACTGGCTACGGTATAAAGTATGATGGTCAAGAGTTTGGCATGCCTGACCTAGTACTGACCAGAACAGGCTCCGGCACTACCGAGTTCATAACTGCCCTCGTGAGACAGTTTGAAGAAGAACATATTCGTTGCATCAACTCCTCTCTTAGTGTAGAGATTGCTAAAGACAAGATGCGCTCCCATCAACTACTAGCAAGTCACGGACTTCCAATTCCAAACACAATGCTTGTTAGATTTCCAGTTGAAGTAGATATCGTTGACAAGATGATCGGTTGGCCATGTGTAGTCAAAGTAATCAGTGGTAGTTATGGCGAAGGTATCTATCTGTGCGAGAACAAGACTGCATTCAAAAAGATGATGGAGTTTGTTGGTAATTTGGATACTCCTAAGATTCTTCTAGTTCAAGAATACGTTGACACGAAGCCCGGTGAAGATTTGAGAGTGTTTGTAATTGGCGGCAAGGTCATAGGTGCTATGAAGCGCCATGCTCCTGACGGTGACTTTAGAGCAAACATATCAGCGGGCGGCTACGGAGAACCATTTGAAGTTAGCAGTGAGATTGATTATCTTGCTAGGGAAGCTGCTAGAATATGCGGATTGCAGATTGCAGGAATTGATTTGCTCTTTGACAAGGATGGTTATAAGATATGCGAAGCTAATAGTGCTCCGGGTTTTGAAGGTTTTGAAAAATATTGCGGAGTTGATATTGCAGCACAGATTGCTCAATATATAAAATATAAACTATCGTTAAACGGACGTAAATAAGACTATGAAAAAGATGTACACAAACAAACCAATCGTTGAATTTGATGAACCAATCACTTTGGACCCAACCGTACCGATGGAAAAACGAATCGCAACTTTAGAATCTAAAGTGAGCCAGCTGTCGGAGCAGATATCAAAATTATCCGAAGCCCTTGGGCTTAATAGCCGCCAAATCCGCCGTGCCAACACCGATATCACTAACCTCACAACAGTTGTTCGCAACAGATAGCTAAAATACCGGTTGACATTTGATTCATAGTTTGCTATAAGAAGACTATGACAAAACGATACGCATATTTTTTCACCCGTCAAGACATCTTTAAGGAGTACCAGCTTGTGCAGACTGCACACGTTGCGTATAAGTTAGGGTCCGCGTTGGGTAAGGATGCTGACGCAGATAACACATATTTTACCTGCGTTGGAGTTAGGAATCTTGAGGCACTCACTGCTGTTGAAAAGATTCTGTTTGAGTTTGGCATCAAGTACGAACACTTCGTTGAGCCGGACTTGAATGGTGGTGAAATGACTGCAATCGCAGTTCACCCCATTGATGAAGACAAGCGAGATATCTTGCTTGCGTTTAACCTTTTGAAGTTTTGAGGATACACTAATGAAGAATATTATACTGGCAAGTTGGAATTTTATTTTTGATTATAACAAGAGTCCATTGCGAAATATCCCTGAGGGCAATATTAGGCACATGGTATATCAAGTGCTAGGTTGGATGTGGGCTATTTCGTTCTCTATCGCAACTGGTACATATGCGTTTATGGGAGTGAATCTAATCGCTCATGCTGTCCTTATCGGTGCAGCAGCCATGACTGTAGCTGTATATACTACTGCAACAGTAAAACCTGAATTGTTTGTACGTAAGTCAGGATGGGGTCGTAGTGCTACCGGAGAGCATGAGTAAGATGAAAGTGTTAAGGTCTGTTTGGGCACCGTATGGCACTAGAAAAGGTGCCACGGTGTGTGAAGATGACCAAGGCTACTTTGTTCGTTATGCTCACACCATGAAAACTGTCGGTGAAAGTAAACGATATAAAAGACTAAGTACCGCATATAAAAAAGCGGAACAATGGTGTGGAGAAAATGAAAAATGAATGATACGATGATCGGTTTACTGGGATACGCAGGACTTATTGTATGTCTTGTGGTAGTAGTAGGATTGTTCCGTAAATGATATTGTTACTCGTTATTCTGATTGCAAGTGCAGCGGCATTTACCCTGTTTGCATTATTGCGGGGACTTCTTTCTTTTTCACAGAGTCAAACAACTGAATTACGTAATATGCAAACGAAAATGATGTTTGCACGAGTTAAATGGCAAGCGATTGCTGTATTATTGGTAGTAGTAGTTGCTGCCGCGTTTGCGGCTAATTAAGGATAAATTATTCGTTGTATTCTAATATAAACTTTGCATTTGATGTAGACGGTACGCTGACTCCTAGTAGACAGCGTATCGCTCCATCGTTTGAGGAATGGTTCCTTTCATTCTGTCAAAC